GCAAGTGAACTAAGAGTAAATACGTTAAAGGATGCAAGTGGCAATAACTCTGTAGCAACGAGTGTGGTGTTTGGTGGTACGGCTAAACATTGGGTGCTACTTGGAAGTAGTGGAACTTCTGTTACAGATTCATTTAACAATGCGAGTGTTGCAGATAATGGTACTGGTGATTACACCTTAACAAGAACTAACAATATGGCAAATGCAACTTTTTGTGTAAATGTTACGTCTGGAAGTCATGGAACTAGTTACAATGCAGTTACAGATACAGCCACACAAACAACGGCTGTTTTTGATATAAGAGGTGCTAATGGAGCAGAAAGTGCTGTTGCTGACATTCCAAATACAAATGGTGCAGTACATGGAGATTTAGCGTAATGGCAAGTCAACTTAAAGTAGATACAATAACAGGTGTAACAACGGCAGGAAGTATCGCTGTTACAGGAGAGGGCAACAGTACAACAACAAACTTGCAACAGGGTTTGTGTAAGTCTTGGATATACTTAAAAGGTAATGACACTTTTGGTATTCAAGATAGTCATAATACAGCAAGTGCAACAGACAATGGTGAAGGTGATTACACATCTGCAAGAACTTCTGCTTTTTCAAATGATGATTACGCAACATCTGCACTTTGTTCTGCTACAACAGGTGGAAATCCACATTACAATTTTACAGTTGAGAATCAAGACACAAGAGTAAGGTCAACAACATCATTAAGAATATACATTTTAAACTCTCAGTCAGGGCAAGGTGCTAATGATGCGATAGATTCATCTATTACTTTTTTTGGAGATTTAGCGTAATGGAAATAAGCCCCATACTATTTTGGAATGGAATACTTACAGTAGTTATAGCACCTGCTATATGGGTATTCCGTAGTATGTTTATGGAAGTAAAACGATTAGATATACTCCTTAATAAAACACGAGAAGAGTATGCCAAACGTGATGATGTTAAAGAAGATATGCACGTAGTAATGGATGCATTACAAAGACTAGAAGATAAGTTAGATAAGATATTAATAGGTAAATAATTATGGCTATGTTTAAAGGATTTAAACCTCAAGGTATACAAAAGATTGCTAGTAGAATGGGTTATCAAGGAGGTATGGAAAACTTTGATAATTATCTTGAACAAAATCCTGATAAAAAAAGAGAAATGATTGTTTATGAAGAAGCCGCTAAAAGAATGGCTAAAGGTGGTGTAGTTAGATTACAAGAGGGTGGTGAAGCTACTACTAGCTTACCTGATAAAATGGTAGAACAAGCATTAAATCCTGCACTTCCTCCAGGTGGTCAAGTAACAACAGCAAATATACCTCAAGCAGATTCTCAATTTATAGATGAAGGTACAG